GTTCCGTTTGACACTGTTACGCGTGGTCTAATACCGAGAGAGTTTTATGTCTCGTGTCCAGTGGACAACTTTGAGATACGTGCTTTGTTGTGGCCGTACATGGAACGCAAACATGCACTCACTGGCTGTAACAGTTGCCAGGTAGGGATGAACCCCTACTCCGTGGATTGGAAAGTGTTAGATGACCGAACCAATAAGTTTCCTAACCTTATGATCATGGATGTAAAGTCGTGTGACAAAACAGTCATGCGGTTGATGCAGCCCTCATTCGAGCGCAAGATGTTGCAAGCATACAACGCCGAGCCAGGTTCCATGATGTATACTTGGATACGGACAATCGTTAATAAGATTTTTTGTTACGAGGCAATAGTAGCGTATGAGGTGGAAGGTATACCTAAGGAATTCGTGGCTACATTTATGGAGTCCGTAGCCTCAGGTCTATGGGTAACATCTGAAATGGACGGTGACTGGGTTTCCTTTATTTTTCGCACAGCCTTTGAGTATATTAAGATACAACAAGGTGTATGTGTAAAGTTTGACGAACACGTCGTATTAGTTACCTATGGTGACGACAACGTTGTGTGTGTTTCCGACGAGGTAGCACCGTGGTTTAACCGCGTTGCCGTTGCGCAGTTTGCCTATACATTCTACGGCGTCGTTTTGACATCCTTGAGGAAGGTACCGATAATTGAGGAAAAAATGCCGATATATTTTGACAGGAGGGAAGATAAGGAGTTTTTGAAACGGAAGTTTCACCACGACCGTATGACCAACTCAGTACTGGCCCCTCTTGATACTAGTTCTATATGGAATAGTCTTATTTGGACTTCCCATAAGCCTATGGTTGAAAATGAGTCCATTGAATATTATGGACAAATATTGGCGGGCGCATTGTATGAGATGAGTCTACATGGACCAACCTCTTTCAACCAATTCGTCGATTATTTTCGACCAAAATTTCGTGCTCTGGGCGGTACATGGCTCAGGGAATGGAATTATAAGACCATTCGGCACAATGCGGTCGAAAGGTCCAAGAGCACTGATAGCTCACAAAGTCACCTTCACTACCTCCAACTTTTAGGGGCGGTAGTAGAAGAGCCTTACACTGATCCTATCTCGGAGAGTTATGACGACTCTCTCCTTGATGTTGCAGAATAGGCAGCAAAAGCCGTAGATGAGAAACCGAGTGTGGAGGTGCTCTCGGTTTTGTAGACCACAAACACCTTGCTACTTCTAGCATACACGTCACCG